AAGGCATCGAGTTCTATACCTGCCTCTTTTGCTAAATGAGTATCTAATGTTCCCCAATATTCTAGAATCTCATATCTATTTTTATTAAGTTCGTCTGTAGACTCTCTGTCTTGTAAAGATGATTCATAACCTCTAGGCTCATATGAAGGACCCATAGATAAAGAATTTTTTATAGCCTCTTTTCTAAAGTAAGGTCTGTTCATTAAATCTCTAACTTGAGATCTAGTGTATATGTGCCTTTGAATAACATAGTCGGCATCTTCTATTCTAGTAGCATCAGGATCAGGATAGAAATCCCAACAAGATACTGATTCTATTTTTGGCACTAGTCTCATTCTAGGACTATATGTATTTTGACCTGTATCAGGATCTTTAATCCAATTATGCTTTGCTTGTTCGTATGTAAAAGGACCCTTAATAATTCCTGTCCCTAATAAAGTAGATTCAAATAATGTATGTCTTAGTACAGACACAGCACTTGATTCTTCTAACTGATCATGAATTAATTTTTCCATATTAGCTGCAGACATTTCTGCAGGACTAATTTGAGGTTCGTTAGCACCATCAGTAGATGGACCTTTAGTAAATTCAGCAGCTTCATATTCTTCTTTTAAACCACCTAAAACTTCGTTAATAACTTTACCGGGATCTAAATCATTACCATCACCGGGAAAACCATAAGGACTTGCAGCCTCAGAATTATCTTGTTTATGCTTAGATACATGTGCATATTCTGAAATACCCTCAGGCACAGATGTTGGTTGTATTCCTATAGGAAATTTTCCACTAGAAAATAATACTTCAATTAATTGACCATAAGCAGCTAATACTTTCGTCTTTGTTATTTTAACAAATACTTTTGACTTTTCAGTCTCAGTAAATGCCATTTCATTACCATAGATTCCTCTATAGTTACGATAAGATCTTAACCACCTTTGCTCATCAAATTGACGAGCATTCTCTGAATCAACAAATTTACTTCTTATGTAACCTGCTAAACTAGAAACATCAAAAGCATCTTTAGGATCTATTGATGTTTCATCGTCTAGTGATAATATATCTGCAGGTTTTATTATTGCCATCTATTCGTTAAATGAACCTTGTGTATATTTTTTTGATACAAAACCTTCTAAGCCTTCTTTTCCAGCTTTAGCTTCTGCAGCTCCTGATAGTTCACCATGTGCATATTTTTTTAATAGTTCTGCACTTGGCTTTTCTTTTTTAGGTGGAACATCAGCTACGCTAGAGACTTCTCCGTGTGTGTACTTTTTTAAAATATCCATATTACCTCCTAGTAATCTTTTTCATCAGCCATTGAAAACAATGACGGTTGTACTTGATTCTCCTGTTTACTTGGAAAATCTTCTGTAGAAACATTTGGATCTGCTTCTGCATTTAAGTCAATAGTTTTCATTCTATCAACTTTCTTTGGATAATCCTGTGGTAGATCACCCTGTTTATATTTAGTTAATACTGGTTGTGTCATTTACCCCTCCTGTATTTTACTTTTTAGATAATCTAATAATTTAGGATTATCTACAAAGATTGTAGTTAAACCATTAGATAATGTAGTAGCAACAGTTTCTTCTACTTTATCTTCTAGTTCCATATTCCATTGATAGACAATGGCATGTATAAGTTCATGTAAAATAGTGTTAGCATGAGATACTCCTGTCTCATCTTTAGCATAACCTATTACACCTTCTTTTGAAAAGAACTGCCCTGTAGCTTCATTAGCACTAGCAACAGTTTGTTTCCACTCTTCTAAACTATAAGTTTTATATCCTACTTTTATACTTTTCATATATGCATTTCAAATAGTGAATCTAAATAATCATTCCATTCTTCTGAACTCCAACAAGATATAATATAATTTTTTACATTATTTTTTTGATTAAACTGTGATCTTATACTTTCTTTAAGTTGATCCCTTTTTGAAGTTATAAATATTTCACAAGTTTGTTTATCTTGAAATTTTACAAATCTGTAATTGTAAAACTTTAAGTCAGGCTGATCAAAGAATGATAATGCAAGTATTACAAGATACTCCATTAATAACCAAACACTCTATCTGCAGGTTTAAAATCTTTATCCTCTTTATAAAATCTATTTGCTTCATAACTACTAGGATGTAGAGATCTACTCATTACGCCATATCTTAATGCATCATAAGCATGATCTTCTGCATGTGTATCTACATCTTCAGGATTGTTTCTATCAATAGGTAACATAGGTAAAGTTCTAATTAAGTTTGGACAATTAGAAAATATTTTTAAACTAGGTTGACCTGTTGAAGAATCAACAGATAATCTTTTATGTAATTCTAATTTTCCTGCTACTCTACTTTTTGGAGATCTATCTGACGGTCTCCATTTACATCCTTCTCTAATCATAGTTTCTGCTATACTAGGACCAACATCTCCTCTCTTTGACCAAGTCGATGAGTCCAATATTCCGTATTTAATATATTCTCCTTGTTCTGTTTCTAAAACTTTTCTAGCAAATACATCTGCTGTAATCTTTTTTGTATACAGTTCCCTATACACCCAAAAGTTATTATCAAAGTCTACAGCTATCCACAGACAACAAGCAGGACTAGAATAACCCCAGTCACATGTTCTAAACCTCAACCAATTGTTCGGTATATCAAAAGGCTGAACTACATGAGTAGATATATTAAATTCAGGAAATGAAGAGTTTTCAAATGCACTCCAATCTCCTTCTAAAAACTGTTTCTTTTGAACCTCAGGTAAAGATGATAACATAATTAGATAATCATCTGTTTGCATTAGATATGGATTGTCTTGTAACTTAGCAGGTATAAATCTTCTAGTTATAGTTTTTCTGCCTGCTATAGTATCTATATTTACATCAAATGCAGTATTAGGTTCTGCAGGATCTACAAACATTTCTTTTACCCATTGTGATCCTACATTTCCTGGATTACCTGTTGCTCTCATGTATACAGGTATTTCAGGATCTACACTTCTAAGAGATGATCTTAGAAAGTTATATATCTCTGGTGTCGGATACTGAGGAAGTTCATCTATCCCAATCCAAGTATATGATTGTCCTTGGTAACGAAGTACATCAGTTAAGTTCTCTGCGTATCCGAACTCTATTCTAGCACCTGAAGGGAATCTCCATTCTTTTTCTTGTTCTCTCCATCGAGCACCAGGATATGCTTTTGAGTATAATCTTTGAGAGTGATTAATCATGTCTCTCAACTCAGGCATAGATCTTCTTAGTAGAAGTGCTCTATGATGATCCTTGTGACAGTATCGTAAAGGATCAATGAGCATGGCATATGATTTGCCACCCCCTCTTGCACCACCATAAAATACTTCTCTTTCTGGAGCTGCTAGAAACTGTGTTTGAGGCCCTTCATTGGGTCTAAATAATACATTGTCTTCAACATAATCTTTAACTGTAGGCGGTAAAGATTTAACTTCATCTTCAACCATAATACTTGAAGACGAACCTTGTAAAGCCTCATTTGCTTTAACAATTTTTTGTTTTCTTTTTTTTGCATTTTGTATAGTATCGTGGGCTTTTCTAATTTTTAGATCTTGTGCCTTTAACGATCTTTTAGCTGCCTGTTTTGCTTTTACTTCTTTACTGAAGTATTTTTTTTCTTGTACTACTCCCTTTTTTCGTCCAAGGTTTGATTTTGGTTTTGGGGGTTCAATGTCTGACATCTTTTATTTATTATCTTTCTTAGCCCTGTATGCGATATGCTTCTCCCTGTTTTTCTTTCTAACCACTTTGCAACTTCTCTATATGAACAATTATTTAAATATTCTTTTGCTTCATTTAACGCACTAAGTTCTTCAGCTACAGGTTCTATGTAATCTGTATTCTCTGATATCTTATAACCATAAGGTATGGTTCTAGCTTTGCGTTTTATTAGAGTCATCTTTTGCAGGTAGTATAAATATACCATGAGCAACTTGAGCGTTGATATCTATCTTATCTTTTTTAACGATACCTACACGATCTAATATTTGTTTAGCTGCCTCCATTCTAATATTAACACCTGGAGTTTTACCATCTTCTTCTAGTGCATCAACTATACCTTGTACAGCTTTGCCTGAATGAAGTGCTAAATAATATTCTGCTTTACTTAGTATTTCTTCTTTTAAAGATTTTACAACTTGTAAATGATGATTAGGAGAGTATCCAACTATCTCTCCTGCTTTCTTTGGATCTCCTTTTGCTTTTGTAAACAGAACATCTAAAAACTGTTGCTGTTTATCAGTTAGTTTCTTTTGTTCTTTTTTTACGAGTTCCATATTTTTTTCTTAGTTCTTTTTTTACAGTTGTATAATTAGGATCTGATTCTAATGCAGATCTTTCTTTTTTTGCATGTTGTGCTTTTGTGTACATGTCTTCTCTTAATTTATCTTCCTTGCCTTTACTATCTGATATTTTTAATATCTTAGGTGCAACAACTTTTAATTTTATATAAGGTGTTGTACAAGGTTCAAATCTTCTAGACATGGGAAGAACTTTTTCAAATTCTTCTCCAGTCTTTCTGTTTTCATAAAGATAGAGAGGCATTATCTACAAACACACTCTCCGCCACAATATTCACACATAGTATTTCCTCCTTAACATTTCCATCTTTTTCTTGCTTGCCTTAATCTTGAGTTGGGATCTTTTGCAGCTTTAGGAAACTTTTTCATTTGACCTGCTGATCTTGCACAAAAAGACTTACGCCTCTTTGCTGCTTTACTACCAGGTTTTACTTTTCCTGTAACTGCAGTTTTTAACTTAGAACCAGGGTTGTCACGCCTATAGCGTTCAACCCCCGCTTTGGTCATCCCCGCCCCGGCACTAGTTTTTCTAAAATATTTTCTAGTCTTAGGGGGTTGTTTATCTCTTTTTCTTTCCGCCACTCTTAGCTTTTTTCTTACCAGCTTTCATCATCATTGGGTTCTTTTTACCGTTAACTTTTTTTGCTGTCTTTTTCATGCCTCTCATGATAGTATACTCCTTATTAGATTTTTTCTTGTTTGTACTGTATGTTTATAATATTCTTTATCCCAGTTCTTATAGTAACCTTTTTTCTTTAAGTTCTGAGATGCTTTTTCCAACTCTCCTAATCTTTGAATTAGTATCATTGAAAACTCGTTGTCAGTTTCGAAGTCATCATCATACAAGAAATCAACCTCACCACTTTGATCGTGATGACTAGCCATTAGATATACATCTTTAGGCATGTATGCATAATTAAATGCTTCTACGCTACTATCTAACTGTTCTGCCGTTATAGACAAATCTGTACAACCAATCACAATGATTTGGTATTTAGTTCTTTTTATTTTATTACACCATTGTACAGTTAGATTAAGTAAGTCCTCCTTACTCGAAACTTCTTCTACCTTAAAAGAGTTTTTTATTCTGCACCCTCTAGCATAGGGACAGACAGGCATATCATTTACATCACTAATCTTCTCTACAAATTTTTTAGACCAGTTGATTATATCTTCTGATACTGTTGCCAATTATGAAAACTTTCTATACTTTCTCGTTTTTTTTGCTAATCTCTTTGGTTGCTTACTGTGCTGTTTACCTTTTGCTTTGTCTTTTCTTTTCTTAGCTGTAGTCCTAGCATACTCTGAGGATGACATAGCTTTGATTGCTTTTTCTGGTAAATACCTTTCACCTGTTTCACTAGACTTCTTTCCAGACTTAGTTCTCCATTTTTGTTTACCCCAAGCCTTAAGACTTCTTTGACTTTTTGCTAGTGCC